ACAACGAAAGCGAGCCGGGCTACATCGTGCCGGCGCCGGGCCGGGCCTGGCCAGCGACGCAGGCGCGCATCAGCGCGGTCGAGGTGCAGTACTCGTGCGGCTACGGCGTCGACGACAGCACGGTGCCGGACGAGATCAAGGGCTATATCCTGGGCAAGGTAGCCGAGCACTTCGCACCGGCCGGCACACCCAAGAGTGAGTTCCTGGGCGGCCTGCTCGATCGCGCGCGGGTGTACCTGTGATGAACGATCGGATCACCCTGCAGCGGCCAGGGCCTGGCGCTGGCAAGCTGCGCGCCCCGGAGACCTGGGAGCCATTCGCTACGGTCTGGGCGCATGTCCTGTTTCCGAGCGGCGCCGAAGTGGTGCGCGCCGGCGCTGAGGTCTCGATCGTCAAGTGTTCGATCCGGGTCCGCGCCCGCGCCGACATCGATACCTCTGCCCGGGTGCTGTTCAAGGGCAAGGCGTACGACGTCGAGTCGGCGCTGCCAGACTCGCGCGACTCGCGGTTCATGTTCCTGGTGTGCAAGGCGGTCACATGATCGACTTCGATACCTCCGCCTTTGAGACTGCGATGACGGACGCAAGGCGAACTATCACTGAAGCGCTCGGGGAATCGACGCTTCGGACAGTTGGATTTGCAGGCGCCGAGGTCTTTCGTGATCAGGCAAAGCAGAATTCGCTGGCCAACAAGAAAACCGGCATGCTGTTCGACAACATTATCGTCAAGCGCCTGGAAGAGGATTCAGATGGAGGGCGGCGCCAGGCGTACATGGTCATTGTGCGCAATGGCACTGCCGCCAGCCCTGGTGCCTTTTACTGGCGCTTTGTCGAGAACGGTCACAAGTTCGTGCCCAAGAACAAAAAGGTAAGCAAGAAGACAGGCAAAACCATTGGGTGGAAGGCCCATCGGCAAGCCGCTCAGCTTGTGGCTGATCTGGAATTCGGCAACAAGCGATCCCGTGCGTACCCGTTCATGCGGCCCGCCTACGACAGCAAAAAACAAGAAGCCATCGATGTCATGACGCGAACCCTGGCTGAACAGATCGCAAGGAATGCAAAGTGACTCCAGAAGATCATATTGACGGTGTGCTGGCCCACCTGGCCGACGGGCGCGTCTACCCCGACGTGGCGCCGCTGGGCACTGATACGCCGTACATCACATACCAGGTCGTAGGCGGGGAGCCTGTAAATTTCCTGTCCGGCGACCGGCCTGATAAGCAGTTCGTGCGCATGCAAGTGAACGTCTGGAGCAAGCGCCGCGCCGAGGCTGCCGAAATCAGCATGCTGGTCGAGGACGCATTGCGCTCCGCGACCGCATTGCAGGTCGAGGTCGCGTCTGGCCGCACGTCGACCTACGACGAAGAAACCGATTCCCGCGGAGCCATGCAGGACTTCATGTTGTTCTGCTGATCCGAACCAGCTTTATCCCCAAGCCGCCCTGAGAAATCAAGGCGGCTTTTTTCTTGCCCGGCTTCCGGGCTTTACCCCTGAAAGGCCGATATGCAATTGCCAAATAACATCGCGTTCGCTCTGGCGTCCGCATTCTCCGCCGCCGTTCTCATCAGCGCAGCGAGCAACGCTTCGGAAGCCGTGTTCACGGCCACCAACACCTTCGCCGCCGGCGACTTTGTCGAGTACACCGGCGGCTGGGGCAAGGCCAACGGCCGCGTGTTCCGCCTGAAGGCGGCCACCGCTACCTCGTTCACGGCCGAGGGCCTGGACACCACCGACACCAGCCTGTTCCCGGCCGGCGCCGGCACCGGCAGCGTCCGCAAGATCACCACCTGGGTGCCGATCGTCGGCGTGACCGGTGCCGAGATCTCGGGCGGCGACGGCAAGAACGTCGAAGTGCCGCTGCTGGATACCGACGCGCCGGTGATGTTGCCCGACGGCTTCACCGCCACCACCGTCACGCTGACGACTGCCGACGACAAGTCGCTGCCACACCACGCCGCGCTGAAGAAGGTCTCGGACAGCGTCGCGCTGACATGCCTGCGCGGCCAGCTCCCGGGCGGCGGCGTGCTGCTGTACGCCGGCTACTGCTCATTCAACGAGTCGCCGAGCCTGTCGAAGGGTAGCGTCATGGCGGTGAAGTCGATGTTCTCGCTGCAGAACAAGGTCGTCCGCTACTGATCCGTGTTGCCAGCTGGCGCCGAATGATCGGCGCTGGCCTTTTCCCAGCCCGCGGGGTAGCGCCTCGCGGGTCTTTTTTTACCTCCCACTGAAAGAAAAACATCATGGCAAAAGCAAAACTCTCCCTGGCCATCGCCGCCACCTTCAAAGCAATCGTGTCGATCCCGGTCGCAGGCGGCAAGGCTGCCGACGTCGAGTTCATCTTCAAGCACCGCACTCGCGACGACTTCAAGGAATTCGTCGATGGCCTGCATGGTGCCGAAGACGTCGACGCGCTGATGGACATCGCCAGCGGCTGGGACCTGGACGAACCGTTTGGCAAGGAGTCGATCGAGAAGCTGGTCCAGCGTTACATGGGCTCGGCCCAGGCGGTGCTCGACGTGTACATCCGCGAGCTGACGGGCGCACGCGCAAAAAACTGATCGACGTTGCCACTGCCATCTATGAGGCCGGGCCCACCGACGACGAGCTGGCGATCGCGGGCCTGACCCGGGACGAGGTGGCAACGTCGGTCGAGATCTGGCCTGACAACTATCAGGCCTATCTGCTGTTCTGCACGATGGACACGCAGTGGCGAATCGGCATGTCCGGGCCCACTGGCCTGGACTATGCCGCGCTGCCGATGGCGCTGCGCATGATCGCCGCGCCGCGCGCGGAATGGCAGCAGCTGATGGCCGACGTTCGCGTCATGGAGTCAGCGGCGCTGCAGGCGATGCGCAGCTCGGACTGAATGCAGTGCCGCCGCCGGGCGGCTTTTTTATGGGCGGCGAATGAGCACAATCACCAACGAAGCAGTAATCAAGGTCACCACCGACGCCTCCGGCGTGGAAGAGGGTGGTCGCCGTATCGATGCATCCACTGCGCGCACTGGTAAAAACCTCGAAAACCTGACCGCCACCGCGCAGAAAACGGGGAAATCGCTCGACAATCTGGGCGGGTCGAATGGCCTGCGCACGGTTGGTGAGGGCGCCAGCACGGCGTCTGGCAAGGTCGACCGCGCCACGATCACAATGGCCGCGTCCATCCAGCGCGCAACCGCCGCAGCTGATGCTGGCGCGAAAAGCGGCGCAGATTTTTACGCAAGCCTGGCCAATGCGCGCGGCCTGAACATGACTGCGCTGCGTCCATATCTGGACCAGCTCGACGCTGTCACCCGCAAAACGGCCCAGGCCGCTGCGGCGCAGCGTCAACTGGACGCTGGCAACAGCTTCTTGGACGGCCTCCGCTCACAGGCTGATGGGATCGGGAAAACCGCCTCGCAGCTGGCCGCACTACGCGCCGAGCAGCTGGGCGTCGCTGACGACGCACGTCCGCTGATCGAGCAGCTTCAGGCGGCCGAAGAAGCGGCCGGAAATGCTGGCAATTCGGTGAGTGGATTTAGCGCAGCTTTGGCCAGTGTTGCATTCGGCGGCGGCATCGCTGCGGTTGCCCAGCTTTCTGACCAGTACGGCAAGTATTTGGCCCAGCTCAAGCTGGCCACGACCGGCCAGAGCGAATTCACGAATGCTCAGAACGCTGTGCGCAGCATCGCAACGTCAGCGCAGTCCGACCTGTCGGCTACCGCGTCACTGTATGCGAGCATCACCAAGAGCACGCGCGACTTGGGTATCGCCCAGTCCCAAGTGGCCGGCATCACTGAATCCGTGAGCCTGGCATTGAAAGTCTCGGGCGCGTCGACTGGAGAGGCGTCGTCGGCAATCTTGCAGTTGTCCCAAGCATTTGCATCGGGCGTACTGCGCGGCGATGAATTCAACTCGGTCAACGAAGCTTCACCACGCCTGATGCAGGCACTGGCCGACGGCATCGGTGTGCCTGTGGGCGCGTTGCGCGCGATGGCGGAGCAGGGGCAGCTGACGACTGCTGTACTGGCAGACGCGCTGCCCCGCGCGCTTGGCGCGCTGCGTAATGAAGCCCGTTCGGTTGAAACCATCGGGGGCGCGGTCACCGTGCTCAAGAACAACGTGATGGAGATGGTGGGCGCCACGGCGCAGTCGAGCGGGGTGGTCACTGTCCTCTCCGGCAGCATCAATCTTCTTGCCAACAACCTGACCCTGGCGGCCGGCGCGATGGGCACGGTCGTGGCTGTAAAGCTTGGTACCGCCCTGCATGCATCGGCTGCAGGTGCTGTGGCCTCAATGATGGCGAACCGCGCTCTTGCGCTGAGCAACCTTGCATCGGCACAGTCGAATGTCGCCGCGACGGCAGCAGCTTCGGCCACTGCTGCGGCGCGAGTGAACGAACTGCGCGCTTCAGTGCTGGCGGCCCAGGGCAACGTGGCCCTCGCCATTACGAACAATGGCCTGATCCCGGCGCAAGCG